AAATGTCAAATCTTAATAAATTTATAACTTTTGAAAAATCATCTAATAATATTTTATTAGAAAAAATCAAACCATTTGAAAATTTTAAGTATAACAGTGTATTTGTAAGAGGTTATCATAATGAAAAAGGATTAATTAAAAAAGAAATTATAGCTCCTTTAAAATCATTATATGTAGATAAAATTCATTATTTAGAACCGATTTATAATTATAAAACTAATGAACTTTTAAATCCTAATGGAGTTCAAATTAATACTATTGATTATAATATTATTGATATTGATAATCCTAATAAATGTGTTATATTAGATAAACTATTAAAAGATTGTTTATTTAAGGTTAGAACCTATAAAGGATATCATTTTTATTTTGAAAAGAATAATGAACTACCTATTAATGTTAAAATACCTGATTTTGTTGATATTAATCTACCTAATTTATTTTTTGTTCCAGAATATTCTATTAAAGATACTCCAATTAAATGTAGTTATAAAATAATTGAAAATTCTAATAACAAACCTTTAGAAATTGTTAAAATGCCTCAATATGTTATTGATTGGTGTAAAACTGTTATAGATTGTTATAAAATAACTAAAAAAACAAAAGATAAAAAAATTAGAGAAAATACAGAAGAAATTATAACAGATACTAATATATTTATAGAAAAATTTGATTTAAAAATTATCAAAAGTATATTAGAAATATTTTATGAAAATGGTTATTTAGATACTTATGATAATTGGAAAAAGGTTGGTTATATGATTAAACATTTAAATAATTCTTTTGAATGTTTTAAATTATTTGATAAATACTGTAAAATGGTTAAGAATTATGAAACTGACCCTAATAATAACAATAGAAAACTATTTTATAATCCTAATTACAATATTAATTTTGATGAAAATGCTGTTCTATTAAAATGTCAATATTTAGACCCTAAAAAATTCAAAATGACTTTACAATATATTTTTAAGTCAAAATATGAAGATATTATAGAACATATTAATAAACCTTTTATATTTGATGAAAACGATATTAAAATGTTTGAAGATTGGTTTAACTTATATAAAATATTAGGTATAAAATCTCCTTACGGAACTGGAAAAACTTATTGCTTCAAACAACTAATAAAAATTTATAATCCTAAAAGAATTTTATTTATAACTTATAGGCAATCATTAGCACATTCATTTTCTATAGATTTAAAAAACGATTTCAAATTTATTAATTATCTAGATGATGAAAAAGAACTAAAAACAGCTGATAGAGTTATCATTCAATTAGATAGTTTAAATAAATTAAGAAACAAAGTAGATTTTCTCACACAAAATGATGGAACGCCATTTTATGATTTAGTTATTTTAGATGAAATTGAAGGATTACTTAATCACTTATCATTTAATAAAATTAATCAGTTTAAAATTCATAATACATTAATTAAAATTCTTAATAAATCAAAAAAAATTTTAGCTTTAGATGGTGATTTAAATGATAGGTCTTATGATTTCTTAACAACAATTAAAAATGATATTTCATTTAAATTTTATACAAATGATTATAAAGGTATATCTAAAAATTTTATATTTAGTCAAAATATTGCTTATTTTGATAACTTAATAAATATAGATGTTAATGATAATAAAAAAATTGTTATAGTATGTATGACTAAAACAGAAAGCGATAAATACTATGATTTATATAAAGATACTAAAAAAGTTATACTACATAATTCATTTGAAAAGAATAAAGAAATTTTAAAAGATGTTAATAATAATTGGTCTAAATGTGATATATTAATTTATAGTCCTTCTGTTGAAAGTGGTGTTGATTTCAATATAAAAAATTATTTTCATAAGTGTTATGCGACTTTATCTAATTCATCAACATCTTATAGAGCCTTTTTTCAAATGCTTAATAGAGTTAGATTTTTTGAAAATAATGATATCAATTGTTTATTATCAAATAATTTAACTACAGAAATAAATAATATATTAGTTAGATTTGATGAAATGAGATTAACAAAATGGCGTGATATAGAACTCAATAATTTAACAACTATATTAATACATAATGATGTTGAAAGATATAACTCAAATAAATATTTTATTTGTTGTATAGTTAATACATTAAAAAATAAAGGTCATAAATATACATTTTTAAAAGATAAACCTAAAGAAAAAGAAAAATTAGAACAAACAGAAAAAATTAAATTATTAATTATTAATGCTGAAGATATAACAGAAGATGATTTTATAAATTTAAAATTTAAAAGACAAAATAACGAAGATTTAACTAGAGAAGAAAATTTTAAAATGAGTAAATATATTTATAAATCAATATTTAAAACTGAAAAGATTGATATGGAATTTATGAATTTACATTATAATAAATTTCATATAGTTAAAAACTATAATTTATTAATAAATGATAATAAGCAACCATTAGAAAAAACAGAATATCTAAATCAATTTAATTATAAAAAATGTGATAAAATCAAATCATTAATAAATATTATGGGTTATGATATTATAAATAAAAATTTAGTTAAAACTATAGATTTAAATTATAATAAAATTAAAATAGAATTATTAGAATTTCTAAATTCTAAAGATACTAAATTTATATTTGATAATAATAGAGATATTAAAAATAATAATATAATGATGATACTTACTGAATATTTAAATAATTACGGTTTGACATTAAAAAATAAAGTATTTAGAAAAAGAGAAGGTGAAAAATTAACAACTGATTATAAAATGAATGTTGAATTAATAGATATAGTAAAATCATTAAATGAAAAATCAAAAATAGAAGAAATTGACTTTATAGATTATTGAACTAAAACTTAATATTTTTAAAATAAAATAGACTTTTAGAACTTTTCAACTTTTTTAAATAATCTAATTATATATTAAATATATAATTAAAAATGGAATACAAAATAGAAAAAGCCTTATTAGAAGATATTAAAGATAATGATATCTCTAAGGAAAATGCTAAAAAAATACAATATAATGCTATGGGTGATGATGTTATAAAAAAATATCTACCATATGCTAGAATATTAACTTATAATGAATTAAGTAAATATTCAACTATAGAAGAATTATTACCTAAAGATTTAGATTATATTATAATTCTATATCAAAATAAAGTAAATGTAGGTCATTGGGTTTTATTAAGTCGTTATAATGATACAATAGAATTTTTTAGTAGTTATGGAGATTATATTGATGAACCATTAAAATGGAATGATTTAGGAAGGAATATTGGATTAGGTCAATCAAAACCTTATTTAAGTATTTTATTATCAAATGCTATTCAATCTAAAAAATTTAATGTAATTTATAACTCCTTTGATTTTCAGAATAAAAATGATTTATCAATAGCAACCTGTGGGAGGTGGGTAGTTTTAAGAATTCATACTATATTATTATTTAAATTACCATTAAACAAATTTATACAAATGATTAAAAGAATGAAAAAAGAAAAGAAAATTTCTTATGATATATTAGTAAGTCAAATAATAGACAAAATTTAAAATATCTTAATATATTATAAATGAGTAAAAAAGAAAATACTAAAAAATATTTAGAAGAAATATTTAAAATTAAAAACAGTAATAAGAACCCTACAGATAAATGGGATTTACACGCTGTTATTATAAATGATACTATACCTTTAAAAGAAGCAAAAGAAATTTCTCAATCATTTATTAAAAATCCTAAACGAAATTTTTATAGAATTGAATACGGAAAATATAGATTTAGAAATTTATCTAAACAAAAATTTAGTGATTTTAGAACAAAAATTATTAACGATAATATTCAAACTGTATGGGGTAAATTAAAACCTAATAAAGTAGGAGGTATTCAATTTTATCATCCATCTTCTATACAACCTTTAAAACTAGATACAACACCTACTCAACCAACACAACCTACAATTACACAACAACCTATATATAAATCAACAACACCAAAAGATATAAAAGCAGAAGATTATTTAAGTAAATCTCAATTAGAAAATATGAAACCAGCAGACTACAAAAAATTTAAAGAGCATCCAGAATGGTTTGGAATTGATTTAAATGAAAATGAACCTATACACTACAGCGATGAAATATGGAATAGTATGACAGAAGAACAAAGAAAAAAAGCAATAGCAAATCCTTATGATATGTATGGTGAAAAACCTACAATAAGTAATTATATTGATGAAAGGGAATTACCTACATTACAACTGGAACAGGCACAATCAAATCAGGCGAAATATGAGGACCAAATGGCAGAACAAAGACAAAAAGAATTAGAACAGGCACAAATGGAAGAAGATGAAAGAGTAAGGAAAGAAAATGAACCTAGCACATTCGACCAAATATTAAGTGGAGCAATGGAAATAGGAAGTATGTTTCTCTAATGCGTTTAATAAATTCAATTAATATATTTATATAAATTAAAAATGGCTTACACATTTAAAAGAGATTATAAAAATGGTATGAATGGAGAAATAGAAGTTTTACCATTAATTAGAGAATTCTTTAAAAGAGATATAAAGGCAACTACTTATAAATTTGATACATATGATTTTTATGATGAAGAATATAAATATGAATTAAAAACGAGAACTAATAAATACTCACAATACTCAACTACATTAATATCAACAAATAAAATAACAGATAACACTAAAATGATATTTTTATTTAATTTTACAGATGGATTGTATTATATAGAATATGAAAAAACATTATTTGATACATTTGAAAGAAAATTATTTGTTAGAAATCCTAGAAGTGATTATATAGATAAATTAAGAGAACATTTATTCATTCCTATAACACATTTAATCAAAATTTAGATTTTTACCAGTAAATATTTAATTAGATTTTTACTAAATAGATATTTACTAGGAAAAATTAATTAATTTTTCCTTTGAATAAATCTAAATAGATTTATTACCAGTAAAAATATAACTTTTAGGAAGATTTTTTTTATTTTTTATTAGGATTTTAGATTTTTAAAAATATCTAACTTATAATATATAAGATATTATAAAAAAATGAACGATTTAAAAAGCATTTATCAAATTACTAGCAACTCTCATAATAGATTTGAAGCAGACCATATATATGTAGATTGTAATATCATTAATAACGATTTATTAAAATGTAGTCCTAAGCCTTTAGTATATAATCAAACTAAAAGCAGTAATATAATTAATGATTGTAGTGAATATCATTGTAGTGTTGTTAGATTTCAAATGGATAGTATTCTTCCAGTTATTATTCCTAATATGGAGACAGAACAAAATACAGGAGGAATTCCAACACCTTATCAGGATAGAACTACATATGTAATGAATATGGGTTATGGTGTTGATATCGACCATCTTACTTTAGTTAATGGAACAGTAGGAACTTCAGCAGAAGGTGAATTCGTATTATTTCAACCAGATAATTTAAATACTACATTATTTCCAAATTATTTTATTCCTACAATTTTACCTATTAGTCAAATTGATGTTATTAATAATCCTTATTTTTGGATTAGCAGTATTAAAGCATTTCTTAATATGTTAAATAAAGCATTACTCAAATTATTTCTTAGAGCAAAAGTTTTATTATATCCTACACAACTCGCTAAAGCAACAGCACCAGAATTCATTTGGAATACAGCAACTCAAAAAATTGATTTAATTGTTAGTAAAGAATTTTTAAGTTCAAATATTACTCCTCCAGAAAATTCTTTTTATATTTCAGTTAATGCTCCTTTACAGGCATTACTTAATACATTTTCATTTACCGTTAGTAGTCAATATAGAGTTAATAATTTTAGAGATGGTGTTCCTTTTTTCTTTAATTTAATAGCAAATTCAGGTATTTCAACTATTACAGTTCCTATTAATACTCCCCCTACACCAGCAGATGGCACTCTATTATATAGATTTGAAAGTGAGGCATCTAGTGTTCCTAGTTGGTCTCCAGTAAGTTCTATAGTGTTTTCATCTTATACTATTCCAGTTAATAGTAGTGAAGCAGGTGTTCCAGAATTTTTAGGTAAATCTCCTTATGGTTCAAATTCAGCGAATAATATAGTGAATGAGCTTACAGATTTTGAAATTCAACAGACTATTGGAACGGAACTATCAAATTCTATATTATATTATAGTCCTCCAGGTGAGTATCGTTTGTTTAGTCTCAATAGCAATCAATCGATTAATAAAATTAATATTCAGGTTAATTGGTTAAGTAAGTATGGTAGTTATGTCCCATTTTATCTTAATTATAACGGTTCAGCATCATTAAAATTAATGTTTCGTAAGAAAAATTATAATATGATTGATTTGAACTAAAAATCTTTTTTTTTAAATAATAAATAAGTTTTAGTTCATTTTTTTTCATTTTTTTTTATTGGATTATTTATAAAAAAAATATCTTTTATTAATATATAGAATTAAAATTAAATAATTAATTAATAAAATTATAAATGTCTCAAATTAATACTGTCTTAGTTAAAGATGATTTACTCTGTTATAGTGATTCAATTGATTTCGCTGTAGAAGTTTCCGGTCAAAATGTTAGCACTCAACGCTTCCCATCTACATCAGCAACTTCTAATAGTCAGGTATATACTATTCAGGTTCCTTCAATTACTACTGTGATTTCTAGAGAAATTTTACGCCACGAAACATTTCAATTATTAGTCTCTGGAACCGCTCCCCTTAATGGTTATTTAGTTAATTTAGGTGTTGCTGATTGTTCTGCTCCTTTTCCACTCCATCAACTAACTACTAATATGAATTTACAAATTAATAATAGTTCTGTTAGCGTTCAAACTAATGAAATCTTAGACCCCATCCTTCGTTGTATGGAACGAAAACGACTTAATGCTATTTCTAACTATGCTCCAACTCAATTAGATGTATGTGGTGATTATTCAGCTTATCTACAAAATAATCAGGATATTGTAAATTCTCTTAATAGTCCATTCGCTGGTTATCAATATGCTGTTGATAGTGATAGTCCTCCTCGTGGTTCTTATGTTGTTAAAGTTCAAAACTGTGATGCTTCTGGTAAGTTATCTGGGGATGCTGTAAATGATTATCCTCAAGTTGCTGGGGATGGAACTAATACACTCTATTCCTTAATTACTATGACATCTACAGAACCTCTTTTTATTAGTCCATTAGTATTTGGTGATTATGATAATAAATCTGCTGGATTTACTGGTATTAATCAAATCAATCTAACGTGTAATTTAGACTCTACTGCTCGTCGTGCGTGGCGTTATATCGACCAGACTGTTGGTACTAATAAAACTGTTCGTCTTTTTGGTTATGTTGATGGTGAATGCTATTTAGAATGCCGTTTTCTCACACCTAAACCAGATATGGTAATGCCTGCTACCTGTGTATCTCCATACGCTCAATACAATCTATTTAAATCAAATTATGGAACTATGACTGCCGGACAACAATTAACAGTGCCTTCAACTAGTATTCAACTTAATGGTGTGCCAGATATGGCTATTATCTTCGTTCGACAACCTATTGCTACTGATACTGGTCGTAATAGTGATTGTTATGCTACTATTAAAAATGTTAGTATCAATTTCAATAATTCAACTAGCGTATGTGCTAATTTTAGTCAGCAAATGCTATGGAAAATGTCTAAAGAAGCTGGTTCTAATCAAAGTTGGTTAGAATTTTCGGGACAGGCTACTTATTCATTAGTTCCTAATACATCTGGTATTATTGAAACAGACCCTCAATGGCTCGTTCGAGGAACTACTGGTTCAATTGTAGCTCTTAAATTTGGGGAACATATTCAACTCACAGATAGTTGGACTGCTCCTTCTAGTATGGGAAACTACAATTTTCAGGTTCAGGTTCAGGCTATTAATAATACTGGTGTGGATTTAACTAACTGTGAATTATGTGTTATTATGGTTAATTCTGGTATTTTTACATCACAGGCAGGTCAATCATCACTATTTACTAATCTTCTATCTAAATCGCAGGTATTAGACGCTCAAACTAAAGAACCCGTTTCTGGTAATGAAATTCGTCGTTTAGTTGGTTCTGGTTTCCTATCTCGTCTTAAAACAATCGCTCATCACGCTGCTAAACACGTAGTGCCTCACCTCGCAAATCTAGCAAAATCACACCTAGCAAAATCAGATAGTCCTCTAGCTCGTCTAGCAGAACACGCTATTGATACTGGTCGTCAGGTAAGTGGTTATGGTATGTCTGCTGGTAATCGTCGCCTTCAAAAGCATCTTATGTAAATATACTTTTTTAAAATTTTTCTCATATATTAATAAATGTCTAAAAAAATAGGTAAATATACATATTTTTTAAGTGATAAAAAAAATAAAAAATTGTCTGTTATAGTTGATAATAAAAAAATTGACTTTGGAGATACTAGATATCAAAACTTTTTTGATAGGAGTGGTTTATTAGATAAGTCTTTCAATCATTTAGATAAAGAAAGACGAAGATTATATTTAATCCGTTCTAAAAATATTAAGGATAAAGAAGGTAATTTAACTTATTTAAATCCATTAAGCCCAAATTTTCATTCTGTTAAAATTTTATGGTAATGATTTTTTAATTTATATAATGAACTAAAACTCTATTTTTTAAATAAAAGACTAAGTTTTAGTTCATTTTTAATTTTTTCAATTCTTTTAAACCTTCTTTATTAATAACTTTATTATAATCAACTAATAAATTAGGTATATCTTTTATATCTAATCCTTTTAGATTGTTATTTCTTAAAAACATTCTTACTCTTTTTTTTATTGGTTCGTTTTCTTTAAATTTATCTAATAAAATTAAAGTTGCTTCTAGTTTATTTTTTAATTGATATAATTTTCCAATATCACTATTGAAAAATTTTGTTAATTCATTTATTTTTTTTAAATCATTATTTAATTTATAAATCATAAATAATCTTTTTAAAGATTTATAAAACTTTCCTTCTTTTTTAAGTTCTTTAAAATCTTCTTCTAAATCTAGTAAGTAATTTTTTTTTGTAATATCTATATTATTCTTTTTTACAAAAAAATAAATACAACTAACTTCTTTAAAATCATTAGTGTTATTTATATTAATAATTAAATCAATTTTACAATATTTAATTTTTGATGGTTTGAAATGTTTATAGAATTCTTTTAATGTAAAATCTTCTATAGTATAAATTTTAAATTTTGTATCATCATTATTATGAAATTTGAATTCAATGAAATATAAATTATTTTGTAATTGAATACTATCTAAAATTCTTTTGAATTCATTATAAATTTCTTTAGTTTTTAAAAATTTAACTTTACTAACAAAATCAAAATCAGCTGGATATAATTGTGATTTAATGCCACCAGTTCCTACTAATTCTAAAGGTTCATTATTGAATTTTAAAAGTCTATATGTTTTTTCTATATCACTTTGTGGATATTTTTTTTCTAATAGTAATTCCATTTACTTATTAATAAGATTTTTTATTTTTCTAATGATTTTCTCGCTTTAGCAGGTGTCATATTATATTTTTTTTCAAATAAAAAAGAAGATAATTTTTTATTAGCTACTTTTTCTAAATCACTTTTTATTTCTATATTATATTGTCTAATATCTAATTCTGATTGTTTTTTTTGTTTTTCTCCTCTTACTCTTTCTCCTATTTGCTGTTGTTGTTCTTTTGTTTTAACATATTTATTAACTAAAAAGGGGTCTAATGAGTTAAGTGCTTCTAAAGGTGTTGTCCCTATATTATTTTCAATAAATTGCTTTTCAGTAATTTTTCCAGCATTAAATAAATTAATATCATTAATAAGCATAAAATCTCCTCTAGCTAATCTCTGTTGTGCTCTTTGTGATGTTAGTTGTTTCATAGTTTTAAAAGTTTCATCTGGATTTTCATTTAAATATTTTTCCCTAGCTATATCAGTTAATTTTTTAGGTTGGTATAATTTAGGTTTTCTCTCTTCAACCATTTTTTTTAATTCTTCTAGTTGTTGTTTTACTTTTGCTTTTACTTCTACTTTTTTATCTTCTTTAAATTTTGCTTCTTTTGCTTTTATTTCTCCTATTCTTTGTTTTAGAATCTCTCTACCTTTTTTAAGTAGTTGTTTTCTTTCTTCCTTTTTTTCTTCTGTTGTTCTCATATCTTCAGGATTAATACCTAATTGAGGAAGTAATGTTTTCGCCATAGGATACTTACCATAAAGTAATTCTGTTGCTTTTTTTAATTCTTCTTCTGGATTTGCTCTAATTGATTGAGGAAATTTAGGAACAAATCTTTGAGTATCTTCGTCGTCAGCAGTTAAAAGAGATTGTTTAGATTGAAGTCTAGGTTGTTTATAATCTAATGGTAATGACCCCCTAGGGTCTCCAACTCTATTTTCTGCTTCTTCTAAAAATCTATCATCACCTTCTTCACCCTGAAATTCTCTACTTAATGAACCCATTTTTTTAGTATCTTCCGGTGTTCCTGTTGCTCCTTCTGGTTCATAATTTTCATTATTCACTGTTAATTGTGGCATATCATATTCAATATCTGTAGATGGTTTTTTAAGTTTTCCTTTTTGTTCGTATATTTTTTGTTTGAAAGTTTTACGAGGCATAATAAAAGAAGGTTGTATAGGTTGTGGTATATTAGTTAATAAAAATGGATTTAATGGTGGTGCTACTGGTGGTGGTTCTAATGGTTGTAAAGGTAAAGGATTAAATTCTTCTTCTGGTTGTATTAAATCAATTGGTGCTGTTCTTACTAATGGCGGAACTCTTACTGGTTCAGTTAATCCTTCTCTACGTTGTTTTGCTGTTAATCTAGGTGGATTAATAAGTTTTTCAATATCATTATGTAATTTAGTATTATCCCAATTAGATTGAATATTTAATTCTCGTTTAAGTTTTTGTGCTGGTGCTGTTCCTAAAACATCTAAACTGTGAATATAATTATCATAAGTATATTGCTTATCTTCTAAACCTTCAATAATACTTTTAAATGTTAATAATAAACCTTTAAAATCATCTAAGTCTTTTTGATTAGAATTACCACTTTTAATTTTTCGTTCTAATAATCTAACTCTATCAATAAATAATTGAGTTGTTCGCTGTTCTTTATTTGTTAGTAAATGTGCTTTTTCTAATAAAATTTGATTATCTCTTTCAATTTCTTTAATTTGACCGAAAATATCAACCGGAATATCACTAATAGATTTTAGTTTCACTGCTCCTACTGGAACTATTCTAAATGTTTTTGCTTTAAAATTATCAACAATCATTTTAATACTATCTAAATCAGTAAAATCGTTAATAGTAGCATATCTATATAACTCTTCTATTTTAGGTTCTAATTCTTCTAATTTAGTAATTAGTTTGTCTTTTTCTAGTTTATTTAATGTATTAAAATTTAATTTATTAAGAACTGTTGATAATAAATTATATCTATAAATTAATAATCCAACACTTTTCATATTTTCTGTATTTGATTCTAATTTATTTACATAATCATCTAGTGTAGAACTATAACTTAATAAAATTTTATTAAATTCATCTAATTGAATCGAACTTAATGCTGGTTCATCACCTTTGACTTCTTCATATCGTTGAGCCTGTTGCTTAGTTCTTTCAACAATTTCTCTATTGACTTTTAAATCATCTAAAAGACTTTCATTAACTCTATTAACATAAAATTTATACATTTTAAAATTTACTTTATAATTATATGTTAGATATTTTTAAAAATAAAAAATCATAAAAAAGATAAGAAAGATAGTAAAAAAAATTGAACTAAAACTTATTTATTATTTAAAAAAACAGAGTTTTAGTTCATTTTATTTTTCTATAACCTTCCTTACATTTTGGATTTCTTAACGCATCTTTATAAGAAACATTATTCTTAGTAGAAAACGCTTTAACATAATCAATCCATTTAGAGGTTTTAGGTCTTCCTGAACCTTCATTAATTGTTTTAGAATATTTATGTGGTTTATCGTCTAATGTTTTGACATCAATTGTTTGAATAACTTCTACTCGTTTATTATGTTTATTCTTATAAATTTGTTTAGTAGTCTTTTTACCTTCTGGAACTTCTCCAATTTCTAAACTAATATTATTTTCTTCTTCACCTTCACTATTAGAAGGTTCAATTTCTTCATTACTAACTAAATTACCTTTTTTTTTATTTCTAAATTTTTCGGATGCTAATCTAGCTCTTTCTTTTTTTTCTTCAGGTGTTAAATTTTTAGATGGTCTAGCACCACCTACAGCTTTTCCTAATTTCTTACTAGGTATAATATCTTTAATTACCATACTAGCACCCCCACTAATACCGCTACCAATTTGACGGCTTCCGCCAGTAATTAAACTACGTTGAATATACGCTCTATTAATCGCTTTAATTCTATTTTCTAAACTCATTTTTTAAAATATCTATTTATAATATATAATAAGATATTTTAAAAAATAATAATATGAGTTTAAATTTTTCTAAAGACGGGTTTCCTATAGCAATTATAAAAGGAGGTAAAGAAAATAATCAAAAACTTTATTTAAGTGATAAAGATAATGAAAAAATTAAAACATTCGAAAAAATACAATTAAAAGATGGTATATTCCAACAAATACCAAATACTAAAAAAGAAAGAGATGTAGGATTAGTATGTGGTTCTAGTGGTTCTGGTAAATCTACTTACTGTAAAAATTATATAATAGAATATCATAAAACATATAAAAATAGACCTATATATATGTTTAGTCATTTAGAAGAAGATAAAGTTTTAGATGATTTAGGTATAATTAAAAGAATAAAATTATCAAATGAATTGTTAGAAGACCCTCTAACAATTAAAGATTTTAAAGATTGTTTAGTATTATTTGATGATGTTGAAATAATTACCAATAAACATATTAAAAAAGCAGTATATCAATTAATGGAAGAAATCGCTATGACTGGACGCCATTTTAATATTTCATTATTAATGATTAGTCATAATGCTGTTGGTAATGAAGTTAGAAGAATTCTTAATGAATGTCATTTCTTTGTTTATTTCCCCTGGGGACAGAACCTTAAATATACATTAGAAAAATATATTG